TTAGAGGAGTGATACCGACTGCATTCCTTTCCACCCCTATAAGAGCATTATTATAGAAACGTCCCAACATGTCAAGCTCTCGCCCCAATCTATCAGGGTCTGCATTCCCCCACCAGACTGCAACTTGCTCGTAAGTATTCTTATCAAAGACTTGAGCGCAGGAAGCATCTCTGTCTTTTTTACTTTCATCGGAAATCATTTTCCCCTCGGAGACGTCGACACCAATCGCATAGGTGTGGAACTCTTCGGGCTCTTTCCAAATCTTTAAGAAACCTTTCTCGTTGTCTTCAATATTTACGGGATTATACCCCCTAAGATTTCCAACTCTTCGGGGTTTTACAGCCATAGACATATAATGGCGGATGATACCTGGACTCCAGACTGGATTTCCCGACATAATAAACGCCATCTCGGGATTCTCTGGAAACTCCTGGTTAAATTTATCCCAAGAGTTGGGGTCTTCGAAACTTCCCCCCATTTGATTTATCTTCCACCTTCTCCAAGCGATTTGCTCCCTACTTAAATTATATTTATTGATTAGTAATTGTTCTGATTCGGTTAGTTCAATTTTCCCTGTCGGCATAACGTAACCTGGGTCTTCAAACCAAGCTAAAAAGTGCGTTTTAAAACCCGATTTCCCGTCTTGGGAAGTTGCCCATAACTGGTAAAAGTAATCTCCCATTCCATTAGCGGTAGACTCGATAGTAATTCTTCCGTCTTTTGGAACAGCCTGTAAAAGTCCTGTCATGATTCTTTCTTCATCTGGCCACATCGCCAACTCTGAAATGTGAAGGTTGTTAATCGTTTCGGAACGTCCGAAAGCCTTTGAACCCGCAGTCCCGATATAAAAGACGGAATTCTTATCGGTGTTGACTATTTCTCTTCGGGAGTTGAACTTCATTTTGTAGGGCATTTCCCCAGGCCAAGTTTTAGACATTGAATCTAAGTAGTAATGGACTCTATCAAAAAGTCTTTGAGTAGCTTTATCTTCGTGAGCGATAACTACGCACCTGATATTATCGACCGTCAACCAATCAACTAAAAATCGGGCGAGTATAAGCGAGGAAATTCCTTCTTGTCGGGCTTTTAGAATCATATCCATTGACCCTAAGTTATTGTTGACTTTTAATTGAGGAGGATTTAATTTGAAGGGGACGGACTGCATCTCTTTATTAACGATGTAGAACATCTTCTCGATGGCTTTTCGGTAGAATTCGTTATCGTGTACGGAACTCACCCCCCCCTATATTATATCCCCATTTTAATCTAATATGAGTTTCCCTCATTTTTAATCGAGTTTCTTCTGATGGTGATTTGTGTAAATATATTCCTTTAGGCATCTTTCTCTTCCTCTCCAGTGACAAATTCTTCTATGGTAAGTTTTCTCTTTACTCCTGGGGTTTCAAATTTGGGGTTTAAAACTTCCTTAACTCTATCGTAGGCTTTAATTTGAGTGTCATAATCGGGTACGCTCTTATCTGGTTCGGTGTGACTACTAAAGGGTTTTTCCGCATTCAACCACTCCATAAACTTATCCGCCAGATAATCAACGGTGAGTCCTTTGTCTTGGAGTTTTCCCGCCAAACCAATCATCATTCTTTGAACGGTGGGACTTTTTTTGAACTTGTAACTTTGGATGAGGGTGGATTTGGAGTAACCTGCTTCTTTCATAGCTCGATGCCAAGTCATTCCCTGAGAGTGGAGTTGAACCGCTTTTATTTGTTTCGGAGAGGGGGTTCTGTTCATTCCTCTAATGTAGACTAAATCCTGTTTTTTGTCAAGAGATGGAGTTTTTGCTACTCAAAAAGAGCCGTGCCGAAAATATAAGGCCTACGGCCTACCCCTAGGATATTCTTTCTTCTCCCTTCAATCTTCTCTGGTGATGAGTAAGTCCCTCCTAGAAAAAGTCTAGGTCTTGAGTCTTATCACCGTCGTGAGTTGTCAGTCAAAGTAGCTTAGTCCGTTTTTATTCGCAAACCATTTAGGAAAACGGCGGCTAGCTGTCTGCTTCATTTATAGTTTCTGTTTTCTCTCTTAAACAAATAGAACAATAGTATTTATTAACAACTGAATGCATATATCGAATTGATTTTAAAAGTTTATACTTATGTTTACAAATTATCATAAACGAATGCTAAGAAAATTGGGGGAGGAGTTGCACTACCTTTCGGCTCCGCCATATTTCTGAATCTATTACGGCTGACCCTCCTCCAATTATCTCAACTTTCGTACCAGAAAACTTTCAATACCTCTAATAATTCTTTTTTATCATCGTAGTAACCATCGTTTTTAAATTCCGTCATTTCCCCGTTAACAGCTAATCCCCTTCCATAGTGGACTTTAACATAAGCCTTCTCAAAGGTGGAGTGATTTATCCAGTATAGCATTCTTCTAACCGAGGTGCCGAAGTATTTCTTTATTTTCCCTTTATTGTAAAGTCGTAATGTAATTCTCATTAAAAAATCCGTCCCTTGACAGTCGGTAGGTTTGCAAAGGCCTATTCGGCTAGAACCAGCCGACTGTTAAAAAACGGATTTAACCTTTGCATTTACCTAACCGAAAGTATAACCATTAAATCACACTTTAAGAGGTTTGTCAAGGGGTCAAATCAATGGGCTCTTTAATCTTTGTATCAGCCTTGAAAACCACCATATCTTCATCTAAAGTCAGTTGTCCTACTAAAGTTCCGTCTTTAATTAAAGCATCGATGGCAGCATGAGCGACTTTCATCTCTGAATACCTCTCTCTTCCACCATTAACCACCTTAAAATACTTTTCTATTGGTTCATGTTCCATTAAATATCCCCCTATGCTGTTCAAAAGTCAAAACTACACCTTTCTTCTCCATTCTTAAGACTTGTGCTCTTAAAGGGGTATCTAAATCCTTCGCCCTATGACAGGGGACTGAGAGCCATTGGTGATTTTCCCTGGTGTCTTTGATTTTAGTCAATCTTTGTACCACCCTAGGAGTGAAGTGGTCATCTGTGGTCTTACGACAGTTTAAACGCCCTAAGCACCCCTTACAAGGGCAACCCTGACTATGTTCTGGGGCTTCACATCTACGTTCGCAGTTCATAAATTACTCCTTTCGTTGGGAATCTACTCTCTTGAATCATCGCTAGAGCGTCATCGTGTCCTCCCCATTCACTTAAAAGCATAAAATCCGAAAAGATAGCTTGGGCTACAGCAAATCTTAGGCAGTGTATATCTCTTGGGGTTTCTCCGAAGACTGGAAGAGAGACTGGCTCGGGTTCTTGGTCTTTTTTTAGTTTCTCACCAGGGAAGCCTTGCATTTTCCTACATTTGGTTTCACCTGACGAATAGTGCGAGAGAGGATAGTTGCCTGAATCTATAGAACGAAGTAGCTCACAAGACTGTCTTAACCTTCTTACATGATATAAGACCTGTTCACAGGTTACGTCTTGAGGAACACATTCCTTCACTCTTTAATTGAAGAACTTTCTGAGTAGGTTGTCAAGGTGGAGCTGTCGGTAACGAACCGAGTATCCTCCGTCGCTATCGCAACTAAGAGGGCAATTCACTTCAGCCCCTTGTTACAGTGTAAACAGTGCGGTTTAACGCCCATCCCCGCCACTTTAACGTGGTATCCGTGGGGACTCTTCTTACACTTCGGCCACTTCCCTTTTAAGAAATCTTCAACAATCATTTTACAATCTTCTGCAATGCCTCTAAATCTTTCTTCCCTATTCTTATCCAATTAGGAATAAAACCCTCGGGACAATGAGTCCCATCACATCCGCCACATTTCCCCCAAGTATCATGCCAATCCTTAGTAGTTAGCGTATCAGGAATCGGAATTAGCGTATCATTGTCCATACGGTTATACTTCAATTTACATGCTCCAGAATCAAATTTAGCTGTAGCCCGCTGAGCCTCGAAAATCTTCCCGCAATATAAACACTTCGTTATCATACTCTTATCGTATCACTTAGCGTATCAGATGTCAAGTCCTAAAAATACCCACGGAAATTTTTACGCACTTTCCCCACCTGGTTTAGAAGCACTCTTTTGTGGAACGGGGATAACCTTTTTCTTATGCAAATTACAACTCATGCAAAGTATCTGAAGTGGCGGATATTGCGGGAAGTTTCGGTTCTTTAAATCCCGATAAAAAGTATAACCAGCTTTTTTGTTAGTCTCTAATTCTCGGTGTTGTTTTCCATCATTATTAACATGGTCTAGACTTAACTTCAAAATATCCGTTTCCCCGCAATTTATACATTCCAGTTTACCATAGTGAGATAAGACTTCTTCTTTTAATTTTCGCCTTCGGATTCTACCTAATTCTAAAGTACGCTCCCAATGCTCTTTTCTATACTTAATGGTTTTATTCATATAATATTCTTTATGTCCAACGTACTTTACTCGTCCTTTTACATTATTCACAACATTAGAAATTATATCGATTTCTTCCGAGGTAAATGGTAGCTTACGCCATACTTTAGGTATAAATCTTTTACGACTGGGAGCAATGTCATTATTCATACTTAAATTATAGTAGAAACATTCTGTCTTGTCAAGTAGTAGTTTACTTTAATACCTATATGGAAGTATGTTTTAAGTCCTTTCGTAGAATTGACCTTTAATCACAGTAGAAACATTGTCTAAGTCGGTATATGTATGTATATTATAGGATAGTATCTAGCTTCATATATTATATTCGTGCCTATATCGTGTCGCACAATATATCATTTACGACACTAGGTTATAGGTTGTCCTATATTATGAGGGACTTGCCGTCTTTTACCCATAATAAACCGCTAAGAGCGATAGTATCGTAAGTAATAGACTAGCAATACTAAGTACTCTCTGCTAATGGTACATTGAGCGGTTTCAAGCGTAACAGTAAATACTAATCCGTTAGGCATAGTTAGCAGTCTGACGGGGAGAGTGCTTGACATTGTATGGCGTTTTAAGCCACGTTATTTTAGTGAGCTGTATGTTTATACCTCTATTTTAATCTAGGGCAATCTATGACGAAGTTTAGCATATAGTTTAGCTTGATATATCAATCTAATCGTTATACATCATACTTGACAATACTTTCTAGGCGTGAGATACTACTCATAGGCACATTGACAATCAATCAATCACGAAGCTACCCACAGCAGCCCACAGGCTCAGAGCTTCAAGAGCGACTTCAGAGACCAAGCGGACACCGAGACGGAACAGTCCGATACGATTGATAGCCGATACTAGCTATAAAAAAAAGAAAAGAGGTGATTTTTATGAAATATACACTCGATAAAAAAACCTTAGAAGAACTCTATAATGTTTT